CACTGCTGGACGGCGTTCTCGATGAGCGGGATGAGCACCAGGTCGTTGTCGATGGCGCCGACCCGGCGGAAGGCGGGGGTGAAGGTCACGTTGTCGGCCCCGCCTTCATCTTCTCCGGGTACAGCTCGACTACCTTGAGGGCCTTGGTCAGCATGGAGGCGGCTTGGATCACCGTGAGTTCGTCGGTGCCCTTCGGCAGTCGCTCGCGGGCCAGCTCCAGGGCCAGCTCCTCGCGCGTCTTGGGCTTGGCGGCGGCCTTGTCGCCGCGCACCCAGGAGGTCCAGTTCCAGGTGTAGATGACGAACTTGACGGCGGCCACGGTCAGGAAGCCCCACTGGAAGGTGGAGACGGAGTAGACCATCCAGACGGCCTGGGTGATCATCGCCCACAGCCAGCCGGTCGCCTTCTTCTTGCCGACGGCGCGCAGGGCGAAGAGGCCTACGACGTCCAGGCCGGACAGGATGTAGTTCCAGTACTGGTTCAGGTCACCGTGCATGATGGGTTCTCACTTCACTGATCTGCGTTGATGAGGTTGCGCGCGAGTTCCACGAGGACTCGGATGCATCGCGGGTCCTGCTCGACGAGGGCCTGCAGGATGGGCTTGGCCTGGTGCCACTTCTCGGCGTCTTCGCGCTGCTCGGCGAAGTCCAGCAGGTCGCAGGCGGCCAGGTCGATGTCGACCTTGGACAGGGAGGCGTCGGCGTACCAGCGCAGGGTGAGCATGGGGCGCTCTCCCCCGGCCTGCTGGACGGCCTTGGCCCACATCTCCCGGCTGATGCTGATGGACTTGCCGAGGGTGGACTTGCCGTCGTTGGCGAAGGCGAAGACGCACGAGGTGCGGTCGTGCTTGGAGTCCATCTGGTCGCGCCACTGGTTGCCGCTGCCGCGCGTCTGGCGCTGGCCGAGAACGTCGGCGACGTACGCCTCGTGGAGATCGCCCATGCGCTTGTTCAGGCCCTTGTCGAGGGTCACTTGGCGCCCCCTTCCAGGGCGAGCTGGCGGCGCAGGCGCCAGCGCTTGATCCGGCTGACGCGACGCCACTCCCTCGCAAAGAGAGTGTCCTTGGCGACCCAGAGACGATCGCACTCGTCGCACTGGGTGATGTCGTTGTGGCTGCGGTCGAGCGGGTGAGGCAATTCGCAGCGGTGTGCACGCCGTATGTCGGTGGCGCTCACTCGCCGTCGCCCTTCTGGACGCAGACGAGCTTGGCGGGCTGAGGCCAGTGCAGGATCTCCGCTCCGTCCTCGATCACCCGGCCGTGGCAGTCGCAGCGCTCCGGCTCGCCCTCGCCCTGCAGGTAGATCATCTTGGTCGGCGGGAAGTCGGGGTCGATCGGCAGCGGCTCGGGGTGGCGGCGCTCGGCGATGGTGACGACCAGCATGCCCACCGTGACGGTGATGACCAGGAAGGAGAAGGCGGTCAGGCCGCCGATCCAGAACGCCTCGTCGCGGGTGATGCCGTGGAGGTCGTAGCGGCGGCCGACGCTGAACCAGCCGACGGTGAGGATCACCGCGCACAGGCCCATGGAGGTGTAGAAGGGCAGGTCGCTGTTCTGGCGGTTCATGCGGCGTCCTCCAGGATCTCGCCGGTGCTGAGGTCGACGCCGTCGGGTACGTCGTCGTAGGAGACGGTGTGGTCGCTCTTGACGTCGCTGGAGATGGCGGCCAGGGCCCGCTCGCGGACCTGCTCGACCAGCTCGGGGTTCTTGGCGATGGCGGCCTCGACACCAGGGCGGCCGCCGGTGACCTTGGAGCCGTCGGGGAACTCGTACGACTGGGTGGTCAGGCGCTTGATGGCGCCGGTGGCGATGCCGAGGGTGATCGCCTCGTCGGTGCGGTCGATGCCAACGGGGCCGTACTTGTCGGTGGCGACGTTGAAGAACCAGAAGTCGGCGACACGGCCCTGGGGGAAGATCTTGTGCCGGGAGACCTTCACGCGCAGCTGGCGGCCGACCTCCAGCTCGGCGGGGGCCTTGGAGACGGCGTCGGTGATGGACACCTTCTTCGTCGGCTCGCTGGTCCGGCTCATCTTGATCTGGGTGGTCGTGTTGTACTTCAGCGCGCTCGGTCCGGCGGGCTTCTCGCCGCCGCGCGGGGAGCCGATGTTGGCGCGGTACTGGTTGATGAAGATCACGGCCGCGTTGTGCTCGCGGGCGAGGCCTGCGACGCGCTTGACCATGCGGGAGATGACCTGGGCGTTCTTGCCCATGGCCGACTCCTCGGCCTTCTTCTCGAACGCGGCGCGGGACTCCATGCCACCGATGGAGTCGACGACGACCAGGGAGACCTCGCCGCTGCGCAGCAGCATGGAGATCTGGTCGGAGACGTCCTCGGAGTCGTTGGGGTAGAGGTGGAAAAACCTCTCCTCGCTGATGTCGACGCCGAGCTTGACGGCCCACTCGAAGTCGAAGGCCTGCTCCATGTCGATGACGGCGACGGCGCGGTCGGGGAACTGCTTCTGGGCGTTGGCCATGGTGAGGTTGGCCAGCGAGGTCTTGCCCATGCCCTCGGGGCCGACGATCTCGTGGGTGCGCTTCAGGGCGAAGCCGCCGCCGAGGGCGTAGTCGAGGGTGAGGGAGCCGGTGGATATGAACTCTGGGCGGACCATCGTGTCCTTGCGGGTGACGCGGTCGCCGTAGGTCTTGGTCAGGTCTGCGCGCAGCTTGGCGAGGCCCTTGGAGGCAGGCATGGTGCGGGGGTCTCCTTGGCGGTAGGAGCAGCTGATGGCGGTCAGCTGTGGCCAATGGCGGTTGGCTTGATTTCGCAGCTTACGCCGCAGGACTGACAGTGGCCTCGTTCTGGCCTTCGAGGATTGCTGCGGCCTGGCCCATCTCCCACTCCAGGGCCATCTCCAGGAACGCGAGGCGGCGGAGCAGGTAGCGCTCGGAGTTGTAGTCACCGGCGGGGGCGGTGCGAGGGTCGCCGTAGATGCGGCCTTCCTCCAGGCGCATGACGGTCTTGCCGGAGGACTTCATGGCGTAGCCAAGGCCGTTTCGCGTCATCTTCTGCGCCAGGCGGGCGGCGCGGACGGCCTTGCCGAGGCGGGCCCAGGCGGCGGCCGGGTAGATGGAGCGGTCGGCGGCGACGGGGGTCTCGCCCTGGAAGTGGGGGACCTCCGGGGCGGCGGTGGGCCACATGGCGGCCGTGAGGGCCTTCTCGACGTGGGAGCGGGCGGTGCCCTCCTCCCAGCCGAGGACTTCGTCCAGGAGGGCGAGGTCCATGTGGCCGAGGGCGTCGGCGACGTCCGGCGGGATGAAGCCGCTCTCCAGGGCCGCGTACTCGCGCACCGTCAGGCCGACGTGCTTGGCGACGGAGGCCTGGGAGATCTGCAGGCCGTTGCGGGTGGCCTTGGCGGCCGCGCCGAGGGCGGACCAGTAGGGGTGGCTGATGGAGGAGATGATGGGCATGGCGGTGCCTCTCACAGGGGCTGGTAGGCGACGAGGCTCAGGCCCCGGTCGTTCTTACGGAGTTCGGCCAGGCAGAGGTCGCCCTTGTTGAAGCGGCGCTGCTCGACGGCCCAGGCGTCACGGAAGACCGCGACGCGGAGGGTGGAGATCTCGGTCTCCAGGGTCAGGAAGCCCATGTCGCCCGTCTTGTGGGGGCGGGCTCCTGCCACGATCGCGGCGACGTAGTAGGTGCCGTTCGGTCCGGTGGCCAGCTGCTCGGCCTGGGCTCGGCAGACAGCGCGGTCGTTCGGGTCGAGGTCGTCGAACGGCGTGCTGGAGAGGTAGGTGCCGAGCATCTCGTGCTCGATGGTCCGGATGTCCACCGGGCTGTAGGGCTCGACGGTCTCGATCTGCAGCGGCGGCGGCGCGGTGTACTGGCGGCAGGCCTTGGTGCAGCGCTTGGGCAGCGGCTTGCGCTTGAGGATCTTGCCGGTGCGCGGGTTGATCGGCGCGGGCTCGCTGGACCAGTCGAAGGTGCACCAGACGTTCTGGATCTGCAGCGCGTCCGGGACGATCTCGACCCTCTTGTGGACGCACTGGGAGTCCTCGCCGGTCTTGGCGGCCAGCAGCTTGGCCTCCAGGCCGCGCCGGTTGGTGACGAGGGTGTCGAAGGCGCCGACGCGGGCGAGGAGGGCGACGACGCCTGCGTTGGCCTTGGGGCTCTTGCGGGCCTCGAAGTCCTCCCAGGAGGCATACGGCTGGGCCTCGACGAGGGCGCGGACGGCGACGTCGCCGACGCCCTTGACGGAGCCGAGGCCGTAGCGGACGGCGTAGCGCTCGGGGTCGGCGGTGAAGCCGGGGCCGGAGTGGTTGATGTCCGGCGGGAGGACTTCGACGCCCAGGCGCCGGGCCTCCTTGACGAACTCCGGGACGCGGTCCTTGTCGACGGTGCTCATGGCGGCGACGAGGAACTCGCGGGGGTAGTTGACCTTGAGGAACGCGGTCCAGAACGCGAGGAACGCATACGCGTAGGCGTGGCTCTTGTTGAAGCCGTACTTCGAGAACTCGGCCATCTGCGCCCACAGGCGCTCGGCCTGCTCGCGGGGCATGTCGACGCGGGAGAGGAACTCCTGCCCGGCGTCGGCGATGGCGGAGACCTTCTTCTTGCCCAGGATGCGGCGCACGCCGTCGGCCTCGGACTCGTCGTACCCGGCCAGCAGCCGGGTGACGGCCATGACCTGCTCCTGGTAGATCATCGCGCCGAACGTCGGTGCCAGGACCTGCTCCAGGCGGGGGTCGGGGTAGGTGACGGCCTGCTCGCCCGCGCGGCGGCGCAGGTAGAGGTCGGTCAGGCCGGAGTTCATCGGGCCGGGCCGGACGATGGTGACCATGTCGGCCAGCTCGGCGACGTTGCGGGGGCGCATGCGCTCGCACAGGCGGGTGCCGGAGTGGGTCTCGATCTGGAAGACGCCCAGGGTGTTCGCCTGCTGCAGCTCCTCCCAGACCAGGGGGTCCTCGAACTCGGCCTCCCAGGCCTCCAGGTCGATCTCGTACCGGCGCTGCTCGCGGACCAGGTCGAGGGTCTCCTGGATGGTGTCCAGGGTGCGCAGGGTCAGGATGTCGAACTTCACCAGGCCGATGGCCTCGACGTCGCCCATGGCCCACTGCGTCACCATCTGTTCCTCGCCGTCGATGGTGCGCATCGGCAGCCAGTCGGTGAGCGGGGCGCCGGTGGAGATGACGACACCGGCCGCGTGGCGGCCGTAGGACTTCAGGCGGCCGACCAGGCGCTCTGCCATGGCGAACAGCTCGGGGTAGCGGTCGGCGTACGGCTGGAGCTGCTCGCCGTGCTGGACCCAGAGGTCTTCCCAGGACATGCCGAGTCCGGCGGTGCCCGCTTCGGCCTCGTCGATCAGGGCGGAGACCTGGCGCAGGTCGGCGGCCGCGTTCTCCGGCAGGGAGGAGGTCAGCGCGCGGACCAGCTCGTTGATGACGGCCTTGTTCTTCAGGCGCAGCTCGGAGCCGATGGAGACGACGTTGCGCTCGCCCCAGCGCTCGCGGAGGTAGCCGAGGATCTCGGCCTTCTTCGAGGCGGGGAAGTCCACGTCGAAGTCGGGGAGTCCGGCGCGGCCGCGCGTCAGGAAGCGCTCGAAGAGGAGGTCGTGCTTGACCGGGTCGAGGGAGGTGATGCGGGCGAGGTAGGCGACCAGGGAGCCGCCGCCGGAGCCGCGTCCGGGGCCGACGAGGATGCCGTGGTCCTTGGCCCAGCCGACGTAGTCGGCGACCATCAGGTAGTAGCCGCAGAACCCCTTGGCCACCAGCAGGTCCATCTCCCGCTGGTAGCGGTCCATGTAGACCTTCGTCTCTTCGGGAGAGAGGCCCTGCGGTATGCGGTCCCAGTTCTTGATGCACAGCTGGTGCAGTCGCTCGACGTCTTCCTTCGGGTCTCCGGTGAAGGACGGGGTGGTCGTCTCGCCCTCGATGCGGGCGTTGCAGCGGTCGGCCAGCGCGCGGGTGTTGGCGATGGACTCCTCGACGACGTCCTGGCCGAGGTAGGCGAGTCCGGCGCGGACTTCGTCCTCGCCCATGACGTAGAGGTTCAGGTCCTCGGCGAACAGGTCGCCTTCGTCCTGGACGTCCTTGTTGGTCTGGCAGGCGATCCAGACGTCGTGGGCGTGGGCGTCGTCGGCGGTCGGGAAGTGGGAGTCGACGGTGGCCAGCAGCGGCAGGCGGAACTGGCGGGCGAACTCCACGAGGGCCTGGTTCAGGCGGACCTGGTCGGGCATGTCGTTGGGCTGCAGCTCGACGTATAGGCGGCCCGGGAAGAGGTCCATGAGCCGGGTCAGGCGGGCGGCCGCCAGCTCGACGTCGCCGTCCTTGAGCGCGACGGCCACGGGGCCGCGCAGGCAGCCGGTGGAGGCGATGACGCCCTCGTTGAACCGGCCGAGGGTGTCCCAGTCCATGCGGGGGCGGTGGTAGAAGCCGTCGCGGAAGGACTCGGTGGAGGCGGCCCAGATGTTGCGCAGGCCGGTGTTGTCCATGGCGAACAGGCAGACGTGCCAGTAGTCGTTGCGGAGCTTGGCCTGCAGCTCCTTGTCGCCCGGCTCGGCGCGGATGACGCGGTCGTCGCACAGGTAGGCCTCGATGCCGAAGATCGGCTTGACCCCGGCCTTGTCGGCCGCGCGCTGCAGCTCAGGGTGTCCGGCGCAGGTGCCGTGGTCGGTGATGGCGACGGCGTCCTGGCCGTGCGCGGTGACCTCGCGGACGATCTCGTCCATGCGGGACAGGCCGTCGAGCGGGCTGTACTCGCTGTGGGTGTGCAGGTGCACGAACCCGGCGGCCGCCTTGGGCGGGTTCTCCATGGCTTCGAGCTGGTCGAGGACCGCGTGGTAGGTGGGTGCGCCCTCGTGGTGCTCGAAGCGTGCGTAGCGGACGCCCATGGTGAAGATCCGGCCGTTGGGTCGTTCGCGGCCGTCTTCCTCGATCCGGTTCGAGGTGGTGGCGCACAGGCCGTCGCCGACGCGGACGAGGACTCCGGCGGCGCCGTCGCGCAGGGCGCGCTGCCACAGGGTGATGGGGAGGTCGAAGTCGACGTAGTCGATCAGGAGCCAGCGGGTGCCGTCCTCCTCGTGCTCGACGAGAGCCGGGAGGGCAACGCAAAGCTCGCCAACCTGCACAGAAGGGGCGTCTGATGCGTAGGAGTTGATGGTGCGCAGCACGTGGTGGTCCTCGCGCGTGAAGGATGGTGAAGATGGCCCGGACCGCCCCGGGTGGAACATCGCAGCCCGTAGTTGGCGTGAGGAGGGCTGGGCCCGTATCTGACGGGCACCCAGGGCGGGCCGGTGTCTGTGCGCCTGGGTCAGGCGGCTGCGGCGCCCTGCTGCGGCGTGCCGAGCATCTGGATGCGGCTGCGCAGGTCGTCGGAGATGTTCGCCGGGCCGCTGGCGGCGTCGGCGGCCGGGAGGT